ATGGAATGTCGAAATCCATTGGTTGGAATATCGAGATGCCGACCCTGCATTTGAGCGAGTAACTTTTGAAACAGCAAGCCGAAATGGTGAACCATTTGAAGAAATGATTCGAAAACGTCAGTATTTGCCAAATCCCGTTACAAGGTTTTGCACATCAGAATTAAAAATTCGCACAATTCACAAGTATTTAAAATCTCTTGGTTGGGAACATAATGAAACAATGGATTGGGTAGGCATGAGGGCGGATGAGCAGCGTAGAGCCGCCAAAATTGCAGACAAGTCAAGAATTCCATTGGTGACTGCTGGCGTAACAAAGGAAACCATTGGCGAGTTCTGGCGAAATCAATCTTTTGACCTTGAATTGCCCAATATCAATGGCGTAACGTACCACGGTAACTGTGACCTTTGCTTCTTAAAAGGAGGTTCACAAGTGCTATCGCTAATTGCGGAAAAGCCAGAACGTGCTATATGGTGGGCCAAAATGGAGGCATTGGCATTGGCATTGGCATCCAAGCCAAGCGGTGCTGTATTTCGTTCCGATCGTCCGTCTTACGCATCAATGATTAAATTTTCAGCAGAACAACTTGATATGTTTGACCCTAATGATGAATCCATTGCTTGTTTTTGTGGGGATTAAATGAGTAGTCTTGATAAAGCAGTTGATTATTTGCGTGACCATGCGGGTGATTATGCCGTAGCCGAGGCGCAGCTGGTCTACATGACGGAACTCAGAAAAACTGTCAAGGCGCAACTGATGAAAGATTTTGAGATACAAGGCCACAAAACCACTGCTGCCCAAGAACGCGAAGCCTATGCCGATCCAAAATACGTTCAGCATTTGGTGGCACTTCAGCAAGCTGTAGAGCAAAGAGAACGCGCCCGCTGGCTCATGATTGCAGCACAAGCTCGGATTGAAGCTGAAAAAGCCAATATTTATGCTGGCAACAGAACAGATCGGGCTATGCGGTGAACTATCAAAAACACAAATACATTAGAAGCAAGAAACTTCTAAAGTTGGTGGCAAGCCTTGATTGTCAACTTTGCGGATCAGGAGTATGCGTTCAAGCGGCACATACAAATTGGGGTGGCGGCAAAGGTCGAGGGATCAAAGCTGACGACAATCTTACGGCTGCGCTGTGCATGAATTGCCATTACGACATCGATCAAGGTGCAAAATGGTCAAAAGCCGAAAGGCAATTGGCTTGGAACGTGGCCCATTTCAAAACAGTCCAAACTTTGACGGATAATGGACTGTGGCCTATTGACATTCCCATTCCGCAATTGGTATAGTGCAAATATGGATAAAAACGCCGAAGTTGCTGAGTTCGTTGCTACTCTGTTTCACAGTGGCACGATTACCCATTTTCAGCATCTACAAACACGAGAATTTTCAACCCATAAAGCATTGGGTAAGTTCTATCCAAAGATTGTTGACTTAGCCGATTCACTGGCTGAGAGCTATCAAGGTCGATACAACACCAGGATGAATAAATTTCCTGATGAGTTGCATCAACCCAAAGAAACCCCAACCGAGTACCTGACACAACTTAAAGCGTTTGTTCAGGAAGCGCGGGAAGAAATCCCCCAAGATACAGAACTGCAAAACATCGTGGATGAAATTGCCGATCTGATCAATTCAACCTTGTATTTACTCACCCTCAAATAGGAATCATCATGCAAAAATTGACCAAAGACATGGCTGGCTACGGTAACACCGCAAAAATGTCTGCAAACCCTGCTCCTGACATGAAAAAAGAATCCATGAAAGAAAAAATGCCAATGAAAAAAATGGGCATGGAAGAAAAGTTTGAAGGCGGCAAATCTATGGGTGTTTGCTACACTCACGACCGTAAATCTAGCCAGTAAAGCGAAACGCCCCCAGACGGTGAATCTAGGGGCGCTTCTGACCAAACAATAGAAAGGTATTGAATGGCTGAATCAGATTCTAATTGTGGAAACTGCAAATTCTTTAAGAATATGCAGATCATGGGCCTTTGTCGCCACAATCCACAGCAGCAGAACAAGCACGAAAGTGATTGGTGCGGTCAACACCAGGCGCGAGAAGCAGACATCATTAAGTTGCCTGTTTACGACATTACAACGGACAAAACCACAGAAGTTTCTGTTCGCAAAAAGCCTGGAAGACCCAAAAAATGTTAACTCCACTTCATGATCGTGTTGTGGTAAAGCCACAAGTGCGGAACTTGTCTGACATTATTTATGTCAACAACAAAGAAGCCTTTAACGAAGGCACTATTGTCGCCATCGGCCCAAAGGTTTACGATGTATCTGTAGGCGACTTTATCAAATATGGGAATGGGGATTACCTTAATTGGCCCACCCATAAGATTGATGGTCAGGATTATCAAATCATTCAACTTGCCGACATTTGCGCGGTTGTGGAGGAATAGACATGGCAACTAAACCTGGCTTGTATGCCAACATCCATGCCAAGCAAGAGCGCATCGAGCGTGAAAAAGCCGCAGGCAAGCCTGTAGAGCGCATGAGGTCGCCAGGTGCAAAAGGCGCACCCACTGCCCAAGCCTTTAAAGATTCTGCAAAAACTGCAAAGAAGAAATAATCATGGCAAAGCACGACAAGCCTATCCCCCACAAGACCACAGGCAAGGGCAAGACTTACAACCCGACTGAAAAAGGTGCGGGGATGACAGCTAAAGGTCGTGCCGAATACAATGCCAAGAACGGCTCAAATTTGAAGCCCCCTGCCCCAAATCCTAAGACAAAAGCAGATGCTGGTCGCAAGGCATCATTTTGCGCTAGGATGGAGGGTGTAGTAAAAAACGCCAAAGGCCCAGCGGAACGAGCCAAGGCATCTCTTAAAAACTGGAACTGTTAAAGGAAAATCATGTCAAACTCAGTAGCAACTGGTGTAGCTTACCAAGACCCCGAATTCACAACCTGCTATGCAAGCGCAGAGATTGGTTATTCAGCAGCTGGACAAGGCGCTGTTACCCAATTGACAGATAAGTCTACAGGCGTGACTTTGAACAAGTCTGCTGGTCGTATCACAATGAACAACGCTGCTTTGGCTGGATCCACTGCTGTGTCGTTTATCCTGACCAACAGCTTGATTTCAAGCAATGACACAATCATTGTGTGCGTGTCAAGCAACACCACTGGCAGTGCTGCTGGCGCTTATACGACCTATGTTTCGTATTTGGCAGCGGGTTCTGCGCTTATTACGTTGCGTAACTTGACTGCATCGACTTCTTATTCTGAAGCCGTAATCATCAACTACGCCATTATTCACGGCGCATCTTAATTGAGGAGGCCATATGCCTTTGATCGCATCAATGACCCCAAAGGCATTAAAAGCCAACATCAAAAAAGAAATTGAAGCTGGCAAGCCACCGAAACAAGCAGTGGCTATTGCCTATTCAGTAAAGCGTGAAGCCGAGAAAAAGGCTGAGAAGAAGCCTAAGAAGAAGTAATGCCTACGCTTGCGGACATTTACAGCGCTATTGACTCTGCAAAGCGGAAAGGGGCTGATTTTGTCCGCAATCCTAGTGCAAGTCTTCAGCAGATGGTTGGATTGGCTAATGATCGTGCTGGCGCTTTAAATGAACTGACATCGCAAGCGGCAATGGAAGGCGCTAGTTATGGGCCAAAGAGCCAACAGTTAGCCAATCAAATGGCTGAATCCTACAACCCAGTAGGAATGTTTATTGGCCCTAACTCAGCGGCATTTAACAAACTTATGGCAACCAAAGCCTTGGAATTGGAAAAAGCTGGTAAAACTGCTGAACAAATTTGGCAAGAAACAGGGACATTTAGGGGCCCAGACAAGCAATGGCGACAAGAGATCAGCGATAAGAATTTACAGATTCAAGACTATCGCAACACTGGTGGCGCAATCGTCATTAAGCACCCAGAATTGCAAGCCTCATACGATCAACTGCCAAGAGGTGTCAAAGTTAAACCATCCTCACAAATGGAAGGCATGGCGGCTTATGAAGCACCTAAAAGAGACTTTGATTGGAAGATGGGTGAGGGTGGAACAATCCATGTGCCATCTGGCGAGGCAGTCCCGAGAGAAGTTTATGCCCATGAGTTGCAACACGCTGTTCAAGCCAAAGAAGGCTTTGCCAGTGGTGGAAGCCCTAGTTCAATGGTGCTGATACTTGAAAAACTTGCCAAGCAAAAGAGAGAAGAAGCGCAGAACCAATTTAGGCTATCAAGCGCAAATGACCCGCTTGATCCATTAAGGATTGTTAAGCCTGGTGCAAGACAAAAGGGACTCCAATTAGAAAAGGAAGCCAGAGAGATTGAAGATAAAGCACTTGCCGCATACAGAAGCGAGCAAACCAAATTTGATCTTTACCAAAAACTAGCTGGTGAAGCAGAAGCAAGAGCAACAGAAAAGCGTTTAAACTTGTCTGACGAGGAAAGAAGAAAACTATTTCCTTACCAATCTTACGATGTCCCCATCAAAGACTTAATACTAAGATACAGATAAGATAGCTAAACAAAAAAATCAATCGTTATAAAGACTTAGGAATTAAAACAAATGGCAGAGAGAGGCGCACCACAAGGCAATCAGAACGCTGCAAAGAGCAGACTGTTCTATGACAAGTTGCGCCTTGTCTTGGTGCAAGAGCCTCACCGCCTTAGAAGCATTGCCGAGCAACTGGTAAGCCAAGCTGAAGCGGGTGAGCCTTGGGCGATCAAAGAGATCATTGACCGAGTGGACGGCAAGGCGATACAGGCGACAACGATTGAGAACGCAGATGGAAGCCCTTTGTTGGGTGGGATTCAAGTCACATTCATTAAGCCCGAATGAGCGATGTAACTGATGCCATTGCCAAGGCAGAGTTTCCCGTTAAGTTGGAAGGTCTGTTTAAAAAGAGCCGATATAAAGTTCTTTATGGCGGTCGGGGTGGGGCTAAGAGTTGGGGAATAGCCAGGGCATTACTGATTAAAGGCGCCAAAGACCCTATCCGCATACTGTGTGCCCGTGAGTTTCAAACGAGTATCAGGGACTCGGTTCACAAGTTACTATGCGACCAGATCGAGACCTTGGGACTTCTATCGTTCTATGAAATCACTCAAACAAGCATCAGAGGCAGAAACGGCACAGAATTTAGCTTTGTTGGACTCAAAAACAATGTCAGCAATATCAAATCGTATGAAGGGGTTGACATTTGTTG